CAAGTTCGCCAAATCCTCATTAGGAAACATCTTGTACAACACCTGCAACTCCTCCACCACAGGGTCAAACGTGGGGGCAACAGCAGGAATACCAGCATCAATAAACGACGGACCAGGACCAGCGTTCGCACCAGCAGTCACCGGTTCCTGAGGACGTTCAGTGGCACGGTCCAACGCACCAAGCGAACCAGGCATCTGCACATTCACCACCGGTGATTCACCCATCGGCACCGCACGTTGCGACGCAAGTTGCGCACCAGCCTCACCATAGGTTTGACCGGTCGCCGCTGAAGGGGCCATCCGTGTTGCGGAGTTCCGCAAATCTGACCTGTTCGGATACGCCTGTGCGTCTGACATTTAACCCAACCTTGAAGCGAGAGACAAAACAGAACCAGGGGTGCCAGGAGGTGTCGCAGCACCAGCACCGCCACCGCCAAGACGAGACAACAACCCTTGCAAATCAGGTTGACCACCAGGTTGCTCAGCACCCATACCTGGCGCAGCCAACCCTGGCATTGTTTCCGGCGCACCAGCCGCAGCCGGTGTTGCTTGACGTTCCTGAGCGCGACGCTGAGTACGAGCAACAGCCTCATACAGCGGAACATTCTCCACCACAGTCAACTTCGTAAGATACGCAAGGTCATCAGGTTGATACGGGCCGTTCGGGTCCGCAGCCTGCTGCTGAATTGAAGCAAGCAACGCAGCCTCAACACCCTCAGCAACCAACCGGTCCTTCTCCAACTCTGGGTCAGTAATCAACGGGTCTGCTTCACGAGCAGATTCTTTCGACATCAACCCTGTGCCAAGACGCTGACCCAAACCAACAATCAAAGCGTTCACATCAGAACCAGACGACGGATAGTTCACATAGTGGAAGTCGGTTTCCCAAATCTTGTTCGGCACATAATCAGACTGGCCACCGTTCACACGCCCAGGAATGAAGAACGACTTGGTTGTTGAACCAAAGTACGACTTCTCAATGGCGATAGCGATGCGGTCCTCCTCCATAAGTGACGATTCAAAACACGCCTGTGCTTCTTGAACACGGAAATCAACGGTGGCTGACAGCACGTTTTCCCCACGTCGCCCTGTGCGAATATTCGTACCTGACTCACCACCGAACTCTGCTGGAATTGCACCTTCCAGTCTTTCCTGACGTTCCAAACGGTCCAACGCAACATCGGTTTTGTACCCAGGGTTCTGTTGCAACTGTTGGATGTCGCCACCTTTAACAACACCCAACTGACCTGTTTTGCCGTCAGCAATCTGAATAATCTCAGGGTTCTCACCAGGACGAGCAATAAGGTACTCATCGGGGAAAATGCCGCGCTCAATCGCAATCTCGGTCAACGCCTGCAAACGGGCACGTGTGTAATACATCCCAAGCAAACCATCGAACTGTCCGCGAGGAATATCAAGGGTGATGCGTTGCGGAACAACAGCCAACGGCATTTCGGTGCGGTTCACAATACGTTCAAGTTCCACAGCGGGGAACTGGGCGCGTTCACGTGGAGTCAAATAACCCTCATCGGCAACACCCATGCACACCATCACCAGTTCGTTGGAGCACACATACTCCAAAATGGTCATGCGGGTGTCACGGCGAACATTCTTCAACCCCAACATTGCCATCTGCATCGGATAGTTGTCGTACATCCACTTCGCGGGTTTGTTGTACGCAAACACCACATTGTCCGGCACAGGGTTATCAACATCTTCCACAGGTGCCGCAAAGGTTTCCAACGGGTTCCGCAACGTCCACATTGCGGTTTGACGCTTGAAGTCCGGTCGGATAACCACAGGTGACTGCGAGTACGCAAGAAGATGACGGGCACGTCGACGCATCTTCAACGGCATACGGTTATGGTCCCACATCGCCAACATTGCTTTCTTACGCATCCGCGCAAGTTCCTTAGAACGCTCCGAACCTTCCTTCACAGGTGGGAAGTACGGGTTCGGCATCACCGACGACACACGCATCGCCATCTGGTCCAACCCTTGAACAAGCAAGTTTGCAACAGATGACTTTGCGGAACGGTCAAGTTCGTTCAATGGCACGATGATGTCACCGTTGGCAAGGTCACGTACCCTGCGCATTTGCTCCAAGACTGGGCCTTGGGCTTCCAAACGCGACACGTACAGTGCGACTATTTCATCTGGTGACATCGGCATGGTTGCTAGTTACGATACACCATTCACAACCATGACGGCCTCCACAGTCGCGGTGGCGGTTTCACCCCCGAAAGGTTCTGTGCGTGAAGGGTGGCGAACCACAAAGCCATCGCCAAGTCCGTCCCATGTTTCTTGTCGCGTTGCCATTTTGTCAACTCGTCAACCAACGCCAACGTCTGCCAGTTTCCCCGCATCGTCGGCAACCGCAACGACCCAGACCGCACAATCGGAGGGATAAGAGCTTCGATGCCGAGGTTCTGGTCAAGTTTGTTACGGGATGTGGTGTGCGGAACAATGTTCAACGTGTGCAAAGCCTGCCATCTCCGCACAAAATCGTGCGCCAACAAGAACCGTTGCGCCGCATTAATTTCCACAATGACATGAGACACCGGATAACCAAGCGACCACGCCTCATTCACCATCTCCTCCAACAACCCTGAGTACTCCTGTGTTGAAGTGTTGTACCCCAGTAACGCCTCAGCGGTCAGTTTGGTGCGTTTCACATCCACCACGTGGTACAGGTTCAACTCCGGTTGGTACAAAATCCACAGGATGCCCCAAAACTGGGTGGGGGAAGGGTCAATGGAAATCATTGACACAACCGGTGGGGCAAGATTCGGGGGGATATGCCCAGGTAAACGGTGGTCATCGATGCAACCTGGGTACAAAACCCCATCCGGTCCCATCCCACCGGTCAGCCAAGTGCGGTTACACAAGTACGACTCGTCAGTTAGGTCCTCTTGTTGGTACACAACTTTGAACATGGCAGGGTTTGACTGGCGGATAATTGACAGGTCTTTCCATGAGAGCCGCACAGGGTCCAACAGGGGGCCGTCAGGGTACGGTAAAGCCTTCATGGACCGTGATGCTTTGCCGGTGTCCAACTCCTCGTAATACGCCTTGTAAACAATATGTTTATATTTGTTGCGTTTGGTGGGTTCCTTACTGGGGTCGCCCACATCCGCCGCTTCAACATCAGACCCGTCGTAAGTATCCCACTCGTCCTCATCGTACGAAAACTTTGACAAACAATGCGCATACAAATCGCTAGACGACAACCTCTGCCCAATGACCGCCAACACCCCACCAGGGTCCACACGGGCCTCAGCGGTGTTGTCCCACTTCTCAATGAGCTTGTCACGAGACGACGACTCCTTAGAGTTCTCCGAGTTCGCCACGTCATCAAACAAACACAGGTCGGCACGGTGACCAATGAACTCCGCATCAATACCGTACGCCCTCACCGTCGGTTCTTTGTTGTCCAAGTTCCCAGGGATGTCCTGTTCAACAATGAACTCCTCAGCCCGCCACAACGCACCCTTATCAGACGGCTGAAACCTGCCGTAATCAACACTGAGACACCCACCCGCTTTTAGTGCTAAACCCTTCTTAATCAGCTCAGGGTCCGGTTCCAACGCTGTAGGACGCTGCAACGTGTCCCTGATACGCCGCGAATACATCTTCGCCAAAGACTGCGACACAGACCCAATCAAAATACGAATAGCCCTATTGCGAACAATGCACCAAACCGCCACATCATGAAACAGGGTGGATTTACCCGCACCAGGCGGACAGTTCAAAACAAGAAACTCTTTCTCATCAGACTCCAACTGCTTCACAATCTCATACGCAGCCTCAACCTGCCACGGAGACGGAACACGCCCAAGGTAATGCCGTCTAAAAAAATCAAAATCCTCCAAACCTTTACGGGCGTTCTCAGACAACCTGTCCAACGGGATAGCCGGAGGCAAATCAACAGCATCAGTCACCTTCCCAAACACCATCTCACGCTGAGCACCACCCCCCTTCGCATACGCCAACCTCTCCTCAACCTTGGCTTGCTCAACCTCAGCAGCAACCCGCTTCTGCTTCTTCTCCCAATTCGACGCAGTGTTCGGATGAATACCAGCAATACGAGCAGCTTCAACCTGCGTCAACCCCGCCTGCCGTGAAGCCCAATAACGGGCTTTATCATCAGAAGAAACAGAACGTTTAGTACCCATTGTTGACAACACCGTAACAGCCACGTGTATACTCACGCCACAAGTTACAAAGTCCCCCATGTCGAGATGACACAGGGCAAGCAAGGGCGTACACCTGTTGCAAGGTGCGGGCGAAAACACACGGGAACGTGGGTAGATGAACCCTGCAACCAAGAAGTACCCACGACCGAACCTTCCCCTGTTGCGTAACCGGTTCAAGCAGCGTAACGAACGACAAATCGTTAAACATCTGGTGTCGGCTAAAACAAACTGGCTACGGCCACCATGCTCCTTAAGAGCAGAAGCGTGGGGGGAAGCCATCACAGCCCTGCCCACACGCAAAACACCCCCACTGGCGCACCCCCCTCAAGGGGGGCTTGCCACCAAAACGGGAAAGTCAACGTCACCTACGGGTCCAGCTCGATACACGTTTTTCTTTTTTTGCTTTTTTTCTTTTTAAAAGCCGCCGGAGTAAAGTGCCATCGTGAAACAAAAATGCTTCTGCCTCCAAACCCCCACCGAAACCTGGTGCGACAACGAACAAGACGACGACTAACAACATCCCACACCGCAAACCACACCCCCGCTGAGACAAAAGAGTGAGAATGTCTCACGCAAGTAATACGTATATACATACCCCCGTGCGCCGGCACACCCCCAGTCGCCACGCTGCGTGGTCGCGCAACCGCTGCA